TTACTCTTGGGCAGGTCCAGCGGCTCCGGCTTTAGCAGGTGCGACAGTGGGAGTAGGTATTGCGGGTGCTTACAGTGCATTAAGCCAAGTATCTCACTCGGCATCGGGTGGTTTTGATATTCCAAACGGCGTTAATCCAGTTACTCAGCTACACCAAAATGAGATGGTATTACCCGCTCATATCGCTCAACCACTAAGAGAGAGTTTAAAAAACGGGGGTGTAGGTGGAGGGCATACATATAACGTAAATATTACGGCTATGGATGCAAAGGGCGTTAAATCGTTTATGATTGACAATCAAGATGCTTTAGTATCGGCTATGAAAATGGCGCATAGAAACGCAAAGGTTTAAAAATGAGTAATCAAATATTCCCACAGCTAGCAGGTTTAAATTTAGAGAGAACAAAAACGCCAGAATGGAAAACGGTTGTTCATCAATCCGTAAACGGTAAAGAATCACGCACAGCTATGATGAGTTTCCCTATATGGAACTTTCAACTTACTTATAATACTCTACGGACAACTAAGAATAATAATGAGTTATCAACGGTTTTAGGGTTTTATAATCAAATGCAAGGCTCATACGATACATTCTTATATCTTGACCCCGATGACAGTACGGCAACTTCCCAAAACATAGGCATAGGGAATGGAACAAACAAAAACTTTCAATTAGTACGCTATATGGGAAATTTTATCGAGCCTATTCAAAACCCTTTTAATTTTACTGTTTATATAAATGGAGTATCAACAACAGCCTATACAATTACAAACGGATTGATAACTTTTACAACTGCTCCGACTAGCGGACAAGTTGTCTCATGGAGCGGTTCATTTTATTATCGCTGTAGATTTACAGATGATACGCAAGATTATGACCAATTCTTGTATAATATGTATGAAGTAAAAAAAATATCTTTAAGGTCGGTTAAACTATGAAATCCGCTTCATCTGCTATGATAGCTTTACTAGCCACTAATAATTTCTATATGGCAGATTTATACACTTTCACTTTGATAGATGGTAGCATTTATTATTTCACGTCAGCAGATATAAATATCAGTTACGGTGGTAATACATATTTATCAATTGCAGGAATGGAAAAAAACAACTATAAGCTCGTAAAAGGTACGTCGGTTGATTCACTTTCTATATCAATATTCCCAGACTTATTAAATAGTAATATATTGATAAATGGAATACCACTTGCACAAGCGGCGGTTAATGGTGCGCTTGATGGTGCATTGTGTACATTAAATAGAACATTTATGCCAACATGGGGAGACACGAGTGGGGGGGTGGTGAAACTTTTTTCTGGAAAAGTTTCAACAATTACGGGCGATAGAACATATATTCAAATTGACGTTAAAAGTATGCTTGAATATTTCAATATCCAAATGCCTAAAAATCTTTTTCAGGCTCCATGCTCACATATTTTATATGACACTGGATGCTCATTATCTCAATCATCATTTACTACAAATTTCACTTTATCAACTTTAATTGACAATAAGAATATTGCAACCGGATTAGCGAATGCAAATGGATATTTTACAAGTGGAGTTTTAACTTGTTTAACGGGTGTAAACGCAGGGGCAAAAAGATCAATATCTAACTACTCAGGAGGAACAGCGACAGTGGCTTATGCTTTCAACAATAATCCTCAATCAGGAGATACCTTTAGTATATCAGCAGGGTGTGACAAAACAATGACGACATGTAAAAATAAGTTTAACAACTTTATAAATTATAGAGGGATGCCATTCGTGCCAGTCCCCGAAAGTATCGGATAATGACTAGAGAAATAATTGTAGAAGAAGCTAAAAGCTGGGTAGGAACTCCTTATCATGCTATGGGTAAAGTCAAAGGCGCGGGTGTGGACTGTGGGCAGATACTTATTGAGGTTTTTGGTAACGCTGGAATAGTTGAAAAGTTTGATACGGGCTATTATCCTATTGATTTTAACATGCACTCACACGAGCAAAGTTACTTTAAATTTGTTGAGCAATATGCACATACAATAGATAAACCAAAAAATGGGGATATTGTACTTTATAAGTTCGGTCGATTGATATCTCATAGCGGTATCATTGTAGATGTAGAAAATAAAATGATAGTTCATGCCTTAATGGACGTAGGAGTAATTATGTCTCAATGGGACGAGGGAGATTTGAAAGACAGAATAGTCGGGTTTTGGAGTGTGTTTTAATGGGTGGAAAATCAGCAACTGGACCGCAGGTCACATCACTTTCAGGTATTCAGGTAAATACCTCTGTTTTAGGGGGTGCAGTGCCTTTAGTCTATGGAACTACGAGAGTTTCCGACAATATGATATGGTATGCAAATTTTCAAGCATATCCTCAAAAATCATCAGGAGGCGGGAAAGGTGGAGGCGGTAGCGTAACGACGGGGTATACTTACACAGCTTCAATTATTAACGCTATTTGTGAGGGACCTATAGTAAAAATCGGTCAGGTATGGCAAGGCAAGACGATTGAAACATTATCGGGCGCGGGGCTAACTCTATTTAATGGTACTTATCCTCAATCTCCTTGGGGTTACGTCACTTCTAATTTCTCATCACAAGCCCTCAACTATGCAGGTATCGCCTATGTATGTGCCGCTAATTATACTATGGATGGTTCAGGCTCAATGCCAAATATGAATTATGAAGTGTATGGGAAAAATATCAACTTTAACGGGTATGATGCAAATCCAAAGGATATAATAATAGACGTTTTAACTAATCAATATTCAGGTGCAGGAATAAGCTCATCATTTATCGGAGACTTAACAAACTACTCAAACTACTGTATCGCTAATGGGTTATTATTGTCCGTTTATCTAAACAGCCAAACATCAATCACAAATATACTCGATAATATTATGCAAGAAACTAATAGCGAGATGGTGTACAGCGAGGGCGTGATTAAAATCATACCTTATGGAGATACAGCTATAACCGCAAACGGTGCGACTTTCACGCCAAATATTACACCGATATATGATTTAACAGATGATGATTTTATTAATCGTGAAAGCCCCGTACAAGTTACACGAACAAGCCCCGCCGATGCTTATAATCAATTTCAAATCGAATATCTCGATAGAAGCAATTATTATAATACTGCTATTGCAATGCACGATGATTTAGCAAATATTGACTTATTTGGACTGAAGCCAAATCAACCGATACAGATGCACGAAATTTGTAGCAGTGATGTAGCGAATAAGATAGTTCAACTTATCTGTAACAGAACTCTATATGTGCGTAATACGTATCAGTTTGATGTATCTTGGAAATATATTTTGCTTGAACCTATGGACATCATTACGATAACAGACTCAGGGTTGGGATTAAATAAATTTCCAGTTCGAATTACTGAGATAACAGAAAGTAAAGACGGAAAATTAACAATCACGGCTGATGAGTATCCATTCGGAACGCTTAATGCAACTCTATATCCAAATCAGACAGCTAGTGGGTATATGCCATCATATACAGCAAGTGCAGGAAATACAAACGCCCCTATGCTACTAGAACCGCCTGACACTTTATCAAATGGTTTAGAGATATGGATTGGGGCAAGTGGTGGCAACTTGTGGGCAGGATGCGACGTTTATTTGTCATATGATAATGTGTCTTATGCGTTTATGGGAACAATCTCAACGCCTACGGCACAAGGGTTGCTAACGTCCGATATCGGTTCATCAATCGGAATAAATACTTTCATGAGTGGTGCGACTTTATCAAGTGGAAGTAGTGCAGATTTTTTAAACTTTGCAAATCTCCTATATATTGATAATGAACTTTTAAACTTTCAAAACGCTACTTTGACAAGTGCGAATATGTACACATTATCGCCTTTGCAGAGAGGGCTTTATAACTCTATAAATGCTACCCATACAGTAGGGAGCTTGATATCCAAAGTGGACTCGAACGCAGTTTTAAAAGTACCATTTACAACCGATCAAATAGGACAGACTATTTACATTAAAATTCCATCATTTAATATTTTTGGAGCAGCTAAACAAAGTTTGGCGGACGTTACCCCATATACATATAAAATAAAAGGTACTGATTATCAATCGCCTTTACCAGATATTACTAACGTAAATAGTTTTTATAAAAACACTTCAATTTATATCACTTGGGACGTAGTAACAGATTTTCGTGCGCCGATTGATTATGAGGTAAGGGTTGGAACAAGCTGGGACAGTGGGCAGATTTTAGGCAGATATTCACAAAACACAGTCTTACCACAAAATGACGGTTTATACTGGATTAAGGCGCATTATCTATTTCCTACTACAAATACGGATATATATTCAACTAACGCTCAAAGTATAGAAATAGCAGGGCAACTGCCGCCTAAAAATGTAATAGTAACATACGATGAAGATGCGACGGGGTGGAGTGGAACTTGTAGCGGATATGCGGCAATTATTGCAGGTACGGTACAGTTAACAAGTACAAATCAAACGGGATATTATGAAGTTCCAACCTCACATATTATTGATATCGGTACGGCTCAAATATGTAACGTATCTTGTGCATTTTCGGCACAAGGGTTCAATCCATCTGATTTTGTTAGCACATGGACTTTAGTGTCTGCTCAATCTTCAATTAGTGGAGTGATAAACGGCGGTTATCAAGTAAAAGCTCAAATCAATATTGCTCAAAATGACGGTATATTTACTGGATGGAGAGATTTTGTACCGTCTGATTTTGTCGGAAGAATCTTTAAAATGAGATTAGTATTAGTTTCTGAAAATTCATTTACAAATATTCAAGTGAGTGCTTTCACTTGGTCGGTCGATGTACCAGATAGAGTAGATACGGGAAACAGTGTATCGGTTGCAACGGACGGAACTGCGGTAACATTTACAAGACCATTCCACGGGGTACCGAATACTCAAATAACGATAATTGGGGCGACCGCTGGAGATGATATTGTATTAACTTCTCAAACTGTAAACGGCTTTACAGTGCAGGTTGTAAACGGTGGCGTAGGTGTTGCACGAATAGTAAACTGGTTAAGTGCGGGATACTGATTAAAATTTATACAATGGAGTGATTAATTATGATACAATTTTACAAAAAGGAGTTTAAATGTCTCAAAATTCTATAGTTATAGCCGATAGTAACGGCGTAGATTTTTTAACACATCTAAATAACTCTAATAATACATTGGGCTCAAACCAGAGTGGAAACTCTGCCCCTGCTTCTCCAATTGCCGGAATGACTTGGCACGATGAG